GAAAACCCGATGACTGAAGAAGAAAAGCGCGCGGCCGAGGAGCTGATCCGCCGGCAAGCGGAAGAGGCGGAGCGCAAACGCAGCCTGACCATTCGCCAGATGGCGAAGAAGGTTGGCCTGGGTGACGATGTTGCAGAAGATCTGGTCGCCCGTGGTGTATCAATTGCAGATGCCAGTTCCGCCCTGATCGACAAAGTGGCCGAGCGCCAAGCCGGTACTCAGACCGAGTCCCGCAATAGCCAGCCAACCATCGTTGGTGGTTTGGATCAGACCGTTCTGACCGCTAAGCGTGAAGCGATGCAGAACGCTTTGCTCAACCGTTGCAACCCAAAAATTGCACTGATCGACGAGGCCCGCGAGTTCCGCGGTATGCGCCTGATCGATCTGGCGCGTGAGTGTGTGGAAACCGTCGGCGGCAATGCACGCGGCATGCTTCCGCAAGAAGTGGCGCGGGCAGCTCTCGGTTGTGATCGCACGGCCATGCGCGCCGCCGGCATGCAAACCACCAGCGATTTCCCGATCCTGCTCGGCGGTGGTGTGACCCGAACCCTACGCGATGCCTACGCGCAAGCTCCGCAGACCTGGCGTCCGCTGGGGCAACAGACCACCGTTCCGGACTTCCGTGCCACCACCCGGGCAGCCCTGGGAGACATTGCGGCGCTGGAAGAAGTCAAAGAGCATGGCGAGTACAAGTACGGCAAGCTCGAAGAAGAAGGTGCTCCAATCCGTGTAACCAAGTTCGGCAAGATCATTGCCATCACCTGGGAAGCGGTGATCAACGACGACTTGGGTGCGCTGACCCGTATTCCTCGAGCCTATGGCTTGGCTGCAGCTGAGACTGAATCGAACCTGGTTTGGAATTTGATTCTCAGCAACCCGAACTTCACCGATGGCAATGCCATCTTTGTCGCCGCTCACGGCAACCTGGCCGGCAGTGGCGGTGCGATCAACACCACTACTCTGGGGGCCGCGCGCGCAGCAATGCGCAAGCAGAAGTCCAAGGCCGGCGCTTTCCTCAACGTCGAGCCTCGTTATCTGGTGGTCGGCCCGGACAAGGAACTGGAGGCCTTCCAGTACACCAGTTCCCAGTATGTTCCGGCCAAAAACTCCGACATCAACGACGGGCGAAATACCTCGCTGGTAGTGATCGTCGATGGTCGCATCACTGGCAACCAGTGGTACCTGTTCACTGAGGCAGGCCTCATCGATACGTTCGAATATGCATACCTTGAAGGTGAGCCGGGCGTATTCACCGAAACTCGTGAAGGCTTTGAAGTCGACGGCATGGAAATCAAGGCACGCCTGGTCTTCGGTGCAGCCTGGATCGATTGGCGCGGTGCGTACAAGAACCCAGGCGCCTAACTCTCCAGTTCGGCATGAACCCCAAAGGGCACCTATCGGTGCCCTTTTTGTTATCCAGATTCTGTCTCTAAAGGGGACCTTGCATGAAGACTTTCATCCAGCACGGCGACAGCCTGCCCGTTATTGCTCCGTCCGGTGGCACCAACTCGGGGGAGCTGTACAAGGTTGGCGCTATTGTAGGTGTTGCCGCCACTACCGAACTCGTAGGTGCGACCGTCATTCTCAAGACTACAGGTGTGTTTGATCTGCCGAAGATCAGCGCCCAAGCCTGGGCTATCGGCGATCTGATCTATATGAACACCTCCACTCGTGTACTGACCAACGTCTCCGCGACAGGTTTGGTTTTGGTCGGCCTGGCCACAGAAGTAGAACCAAACCCAAGCGCGACCGGTGCTTGCCGCCTCAACGGTGTATCTGCTCCGGCACCGGTGTAATGGGCTGGGCCGATATGGCCCAGCGCATGCTCGGCGTTTCGATCCGTACCTTCAGCGAGTCGGTGTACTGGCTGACCAACGGGGTAGAGCCCGGCGTGCCTCTGGCCCAAGCCGTGTTCGATACGGCTCACGTCTCTGTTGATCCGGAGACAGGCGCTCCGGTATCGACCAACAAGCCGATTCTCGGTGTTCGTTTGATCGATTTGCCGAACGAACCTACGAACCGCGATCGCGTCCAGGCTCGTGGCGTCTTGTACAAAATCAGCGACGTGCAGCCCGATGGCGTAGCCGGTGTAACCATCATTCTTCAGAAGGCCTGAGCATGGCTCACCCAAGAGAACTCATCCGCAAGCAGGCCGTTGCGGTCTTGATGGGGGCCACCAATGCCGGAGCAAGCGTGTATGCCAGCCGCGTGGCGCCGCTCATTTCCAACGGATGGCAGAGCGAACTCCCCGCGATCATCGTTTACACCATGGACGAATCCGCCGAGATTTTTAACCAGGCGCCTCGCGAGTACCGGCGCCGGGTGGAGTTGGTGGTGGAGATCCACGCCGAAGGAAACGATGCGCTGGATGACACGCTCGACACCCTGGCCCGGCAAGTCGAAAGGCTGCTGCTCATGGATGACACGCTCGGCGATACGGCGAACGACCTGCAATACGTGCGCTCTCGCATGGTGCTGCTCGATCAGTCAGAGCACTTGACCGGCGCCTGCCGCCTCATCTTTGAGGCCGAGTACTTCGATCGTCACCCCGACGATCTCTTCAACGAAAGCCTGCCAGATATGAACTCGATCAAAACCGAGTACAGCCTGGACAACGCACAACCCAATCCGGCGGATCGTGCAGAAACGATCATTGAGGACCTGAACCCATGACCACCCGAGTGCTGGTTAAACCCGTCGAGGGGCGCCTGGCGCGGATCCCCGGCACGTACGAGAAATTGCCCACCGAGGGCAAGCCGATGGAAATCAACAGCTACTGGATCCGCAAGGAGCAGGCCGGTGATGTCCAGTTTGAAACTGAACAGCCTGAAGTGCAGGCCCTAACTCCAAAAGGTGAGAAATAATGACTATCTCATTCGACACCATTCCTGGGCCTGGATCGCTGCGCAAGCCCGGCGTCGTCAGCGAGATTGATAATAGTCAGGCCGTTCGCGGTCCGCAGTCGGTCACCTATCGCCGCCTGCTGATCGGTCAGAAGCTGGTCGCCGGTACCGCCGTGGCGAACACATTGGTTCGTGTGACTAGCGCAGCCCAAGCCGATACCTTGTTCGGCGCTGGCTCCATGCTCGCCGGTATGGTCCGCGCGGTCATGGCCATCGACACCTACACCGAGTTGTTGGTGATGCCGGTAATCGATAACGCCGCGGGTGTTGCCGCAACGGGTACGATCGTTTTCACCGGTCCAGCCACTGCCTCCGGCACCATCGAACTGATGATCGCCGGGCGCCGTGTCTCGGTCGGCGTCATCAGTGGTGATACCGCAACCGCCATTGGCACCGCTGCTGCGGCTGCCATCACGGCCGCAGCTGATATGCCGGTCACCGCCGCTGCTGTTACTGGAACCGTCACGCTCACCAGTCGGCACAAGGGCGAAGCCGGTAACAGCCTGAATGCCGGGGTGAATTACTACGCTGGGCAGACGCTGCCCGCCGGTGTGGGTGTAACCATCACCCCATTCACCAACGGTGCAGGTAACCCCGCGCTGGCCACCGCTCTCGCCGCACTCGGTGACGAGTGGCTGCATACCTGGGCCGTGCCGTACTCCGACGCCGCCAGTCTGGCCAGTATCAAAACCGAGCTCGCCAGTCGATTTGCCTGGAATCGCGAGATCGAGGCCCACGCATTTACAGCAGCTCGCGGCACGCAGGGCACGCTCGGCGCTATCGGTGACAGCCACAACAGTCAGCATCTTGTGATCATGATGGCCAACGATGAGCCGATGCCGGCTTACGAGAAGGCGGCCGAAACCATGGCGATCGCTGCTTATTACGCCGCCATTGATCCGGCCCGGCCGATTCAGAACCTGGCCTATAAATGGTGCCTGGCACCGGTGGCGGCCAATCGGTTTACAAACGAAGAACGCAATTTGCTGCTGTTCGATGGTATCGCCACCAGCAAAGTTGCCGCCGACGGCACCATGCAGGTCGAGCGCTTGATCACCACCTACAAGATCAACGCCGCCGGAGCTTCGGATATCAGCTACCTGGACAGCGAAACACTGTTCACCCTGATGTTCATCCGTCATGACTGGCGTGACTACGTCCTGCGCAAGTATCCGCGTCACAAGCTCGCGGACGACGGCACCCGTTACGGCGTCGGCCAGGCGGTTGTCACGCCGGTGGTTATGAAGGCTGAGGCCATCGCTAAGTTCCGCGAGTGGGAGCGCCTGGGGCTGGTCGAGAACCTGCCTGACTTCAAGGCCAATCTGATCAGCGAGCGCAACGCGAGCGACCCGAACCGTCTGGACATGCTGCTTCCGCCGGACTTGGTCAATCAGCTGCGTCTCGTCGCCAACAAAATTCAGTTCCGCCTGTAACGGCGAATCGCCAGGAGATAAACCATGGCAGGCAAAAACCGTATTGGCGGGATCATCGCCTTGAAGGTCAACGGCGACATTTACTTCGCCAAGGGCAACTTCACCTACAACATCGGCAAGCCGAAACGAGAAGGCGTCGTGGGCGCTGACGTTGTCCACGGCTACAAGGAAACCCCTCAGGTTCCTTTCATCGAAGGCGAAATCACTGATCGCAATGAGCTCAGCCTCGAAGATCTGGTAACCCTCGACGAAGCCACCATCACGCTGGAGCTCGCCAACGGCAAGGTCATCACCCTGAGTGAAGCCTGGTACGCCGGCGAGGGCACCGGCAACACCGAAGAAGGCAACATCGCTTGCCGTTTTGAAGGCATGTCTGCCGAGGAAGTCGCGTAATGGCAAAGGAAAAAACAATTCAACTGGCCGAGCAAGTCACGTTCGGCAAAGACACGTTCAGCGAATTGACTGTCACCCGCAAGCTGAAGTACCTGCGTGGCCACGCGCTCCGCGTTACCTCAGACGGCAAGGGTAGCGGCGGCGTCGATATTGATTTCGCCACGCTGATCGACCTGGGCGCGAAGATGGTCGGCCATCCGCCCGCGCTGATTGAAGAGCTGAGCGAGGACGACCAGGCTGCCGTCATCCAGGAAGCGCGCGATTTTTTGCTGAAGCACCTCGGGGGTGGCAGTCAGGAGTGACTGTTGTCGTCAAGGTCATGAGTGTTCAGCCCTCGGAGGTCATGGAAATGGACTTCGAGGAACTGAACTGGTGGCTTGAGCGCACCGAGGAATGGGTTGAATGGCAGACAAAGGCTACTCCTTAAACGTCATTATCAATGCCGTCGACCGGGTTACAGCCCCGTTGCGCGGAATCTTCAACAAGGTCAAAGCAGCGAGTGCAGGCGTCACGGGCGCGCTTGACCGTAGTGGTCTGCCGATCTTCGCCAATAGCCTGAAGAACGTTGGCGGTGCCATCGGCGGGGTGGGTAATGCTGTAGCCTCCAGCGCCAAGAAGCTTCTCGGGCTGGGGGCGACGCTAGGCATCACCGGTGCTGCCCTGAACCTGTTCTTTCAGGGCTTTGCCGATGCAACGGGGGCAATCGGCGATACAGCCGAGCGGACCGGCATCAGTCGGGAACGGTTCCAGGAGCTGAGCTTTGCCGCGAAGCTGACTGGCTCCTCGGCTGAAACGCTCGGCGGTGCATTGCAGAAAATGCAAATCAACGTCGGTGCTGCGACCGCAGGCTCGAAAGAACTGAAGGACATGTTCAAAGGCCTGGGCATCAACATCAAGGATGCATCCGGCAAGCTGAAAAGCTCTGATGCTTTGTTCGACACCTTCGTCGACCGAATCTCGAAGATCAAGGATCCGTCCCTGCAGGCGCAGGCGGCGGTGAAGATCTTCGGCAAGAGCGCAACCGAGCTGTTGCCGCTGATCCGTGGCGGTGGTGCAGGCATCAAGGAAATGGCTGATGAAGCCCGGCGCCTGGGTATCGTCATCTCCGACAGTGCTGTGCGTGAGGGCGAGACCTTTGGCGATACGCTCGACACGATCCACGCTGCACTCAGCGGTGTCGGCAACACCATTGGCAGTGCGCTGGTCCCACAGCTGAATAAGCTCGGCACCCAGCTCATCGACAACATCGTCAAGTACCGTCCGCAGATCGAAGCGTTTGCCACTGCGTTCGCGAATGACCTGCCTGGCAACATTGAGAAGATCACAGGGTTTCTCGGCGATCTGTACAACGGCGTGCAGCCGGTCATCAAAGTGTTCGGAATGCTGGCGGACACCTTCGGCGGCGCCAATGTGGTGCTTGCCGCAGTCGGTGCCTACATCGGTGGCGGGCTCATTACGAGCATTTTCAGTCTCGGCGTAGCGCTGCAAGGTGTTGGTGTGGCGATCATGACGACACCAGTCGGTTGGTTCCTCGCTGCAATCGCAGCCATCGGCGCCGCCGCTTTCATCATCTACAAGAACTGGGACACGATCGTCGCCTTCTTCGAAGAGAAGTGGGCAGGGGTGAAAGCGGCCTTCAGTGACGGGATCATCAACGGTATCTGGAAGCTGTGGAAGGAATTCAACCCGGTCACGTTGATGATGGAAAGCTTTAACGGCCTGATCAAATACCTGACGGGGTGGGACCTTGGCGCAATCCTGGGTACCAAAATTTCCGAAGCCGTCGCCGCTATCAAGAACGGTTTGCCCGACTGGGCCAAAAACCTGCTGGGTATTGATGGTGCCAGTGTCGGTGGTGACGTCGGGGGCGGTCAGCCCGCCGCCGCCACAGGCGCAGCAGATACGGACTTGGGTCGCCGTGCTGCGCAGATTGGTCAAAACGCCGTTCAGCAGATGGCCCAACCGCCACAAGCGGTCCGGGTGCAGGTCGACCTGAACAACGTGCCGGCGGGCTCCAAGGTGAAGACCGAAGGCAGCCAGGGCGCGACCTTCGACACCGACATCGGCTACTCGATGATGGCCCCATAACCGGAGCTCCCCATGTCTTGGCGAGATAACTACCGCGCCGCGACCTTTCGCGGCGTGGGCTTTTTTGTGGCTACGGCAGACAGCAGTCACGGCCGGCGCCAGGCGGTTCACGAAACTGCGCAGCGCGATACCCCCTACACCGAGGACCTCGGCCGCAAGTCGCGGGAGTTCGGAATCACGGGTTATCTGCTGGGCAAGGAATACGATGTCGCTCGGGAGGAGTTGATCAAGGTTTGCGAGCAGGCTGGGCCAGGTGTTCTGGTTCACCCGTATCGCGGTGAGCTGACGGTAGTTTGCCGGGGCCTTACAGTCGGCGAGTCGGCGGAAGAGGGAGGTAAGTGCACCCTCACCATGACGTTCCTCGAGGCTGGCGAGGCGTCGTACCCGTCGGCGAAGGTCGATAGCGTCAATGCCATCAGCGATAAGGCTGGCGAAGTGACCGAGGCGGGCAAAGAAAATTTCGTCTCGGACTTTCTCACCAAGGGCTACCCGTCGTTCGTGGCAGAGGCTGCGACAACGCAAATCAAAGGCCTGAGCGACTTCCTGAGCTCGCCTGAGTTCATCGTCTCCAGCGACATACAGGCGGTGTCCGACTATTACGACAAGGTCAAAAGCATCGGTTCGGATGCATTTGATCTGATCCAGAAACCGTTCCAGTTTGCCGACCAGGTCGTGGACGCGATCAGCAGCATTCGCTCTGCTTTTGGCGGCAGTGCCTTCGGCATGCTGATGAGTTTGTACAACCAGTATTTTTCCAGCGATGACTCTGGCTCCTCCAGCAAGACGCCGAGTCGTCAGCAGGTGGTGAAAAACACCAATGCCGTCGCGGGCCTGGTGCGTCAGGCCGCGATTTCTCAAGCTGCGGTGGCGGCGGTGGTCACTCAGACGACAGAGGATGTCTCGAACGGTGGCACCAAGACCACTTCTGCACCGACGAAATACGACAGCTACGAGTCGGCCATCGCTGTCCGGACAGAACTCGCTGACCGTTTGGACGAGGAGAGCGAGACAACCGGTAGCGATCTGGTTTACGTCGCGGTGACCGATCTCCGAACTGTGGTGGTTCAGGCTGTGCCGGACCCTGAGCAGGATCTGCCTCGGCTGGCGACGTTCTTACCGAGACAAACGCTTCCCTCTCTGATCGTTGCCTACCAGCTTTACGGCGACGCCAGTCGCGCAGAAGACATCGTGACGCGCAATGATCCACGCCACCCGGGATTTCTAACTGGCGGCCAACAGCTTGAGGTTCTCGCAAATGGATGACCTGGAGCTGCTGGTCAACGGGATGAATTACGCAGGATGGACCCAGGTCGGCGTGACTCGCGCAGTCGATGCTTCATCGGGGGCTTTTACCGTGACGCTGACAGAGCGTTGGGAAGGGCAGGCAGGTATGGCCGCACAGAAGCAGCCGTGGCCGATCTTGCCCGGGGACCGGTGCGAAGTCAGGCTCGGCGGAATCCCGATGGTGATTGGCTACGTTGACATTTTCAAACCCTCGTTCAGCGCCAACGATCACACCATCAACATTCAAGGCCGCGATCGAACTTCCGATTTGATCGATTGCAGCGCGGTTCACACCCCGGACGAGTGGAAGAGCATCGACCTTCTGCGCTTCGCCCAGATACTGGCCAAGCCGTTCGGCGTTGGGGTATCGGCTGACGTCTCCGTCGGCGAGGCCTTTTCGGTGTGCAAGCTGCAGCAGGGTGAAACAGCGTTCGAAGCGATCGAGCGTTACGCGCGGCAGAGACGGCTTTTGCTGATGCCGGACGGCGCGGGCGGCCTGTTGATCACCCGAGCCGGTATCAAGCGCGCGTCTGTTGGGCTGGTGCAGGGCGAAAACATCCTCAGCGCCTCGGGCAGCATCGATCACAGTCAGCGTTTTCGGAACTACCTGGTCAAGGGCCAGGCTGCATACAACCCATACAGCGAAGGTGAGACAGAGGCTCACATCGAGGGCGGCGCGAGCGACAGCGGTATACGGCGGTACCGGCCAATGCTGGTGGTTGCTGAATCCGGCAGTTCGAACGGCAGCGCCCAGGAGCGCGCGACCTGGGAGGCCAATAGCCGCTTGGGCAAATCTGCCAGCGCATCCATCACGGTCCAAGGTTGGCGCCAGAGCCCGGACGGCCCCCTGTGGGAGCCGGGAATGTTGGTTCAGATCAAGTCGCCGTGGTTGCGCATGGACGGGCAAATGATCATTCGCCAAGCCACCTACGAGCGTGGCGAAGGCGGCACCACCACAAAACTCGACATCGTAAGCCCGCAGGCCTTTTCGCCTGAGCCACCTGACTCCAAGAAAGGGAAGGCTGGCAAGAAGGGTGGCCGAAACATTTGGGCGGAAGCCATCGGGGAAGAGGATAAAAAGGATGGGTAACCCAATTCGCGACCTCGGAAACCGCGTGATGATGATGTTCGGCCGGGGGGTGCTGCGCGGTGTCAACGATGCGAGTGGTCGACAACAGTTGCAGGTTGAACTGCTGAAGGGCGAGTTGCGCGATGACGTCGAGCACATGCAGAACTATGGCTTCACCAGCCACCCGTTGGGCGGTGACGTGGCGGTCGCCTTCATTGGCGGCAACCGGGAACAGGGGATCGTGCTTGCGGTCGATGACCGACGGTTCCGCGTCAGCCTGGAAGCGGGCGAGGTCGCCATCTATGACGACCAGGGCAACAAGATCGAATTGCTCCGGGACATGGTGAAGGTCACCGCCATTCAGCATGTCGAGGTGCTGGCTCCGACAATCAAGCTGCTCGGCAACCTTGAGGTGGTTGGGGACGTGAAAATTCAGGGGAACATCGATTCCACCGGGATGATCACGAACAACGGCAAACGGGTCGACAGCACCCACACCCATTCCAGTGGCGGCGCGGGAGTACCGAACTAATGGCCGACGCCGCAATGGTAATGACCGAGTTCGGTGGCGACCTGGTGTTGTTCGGGTTCGACCTTGAGCGCGACGACGGGCTGGAAACAGCCGTCATCATCAGCCTGTTCACCGACCGCCGGGCGAGCGCCGAACAGATCCCGCCCGAGTATCCGCAGGATGATTTGCGCGGTTACTGGGGTGACATCACAAACGCATCGGCCACGGATCAAACGGGTTCGTTGCTCTGGTTGCTGGCGCGCGAGAAAGAACTACCGCAGACCCTCAGCCGCGCCGAGCAGTACTGCCGCGAAGCCTTGGCCTGGATGATCGACGACCTGGTATCCACGAAGATCGAGGTAACCGCGTCCTATTACTCCAGAGGGGTGATGCTTCTGGTTATCGACATCTACCGACCTACCGGCGCCGCAGTCCGCTATCAATACAACTACGAATGGTCGGCTCAGGCCGGCAAGAGGGCTGCCTGATGCCATATGTTCGACCTACGTTGCCGGAGCTCATTGAACGGGTTACCACTGATATCAGCGGTCGAGTGACCGGCATTCAAAGCGCGGTGCTTCGCCGCTCGCTGCTTGGCATTCTGGCTCGATCAGAGGCCGGCGCGGTGCACATGCTGTACGGCTTTCTCGAATGGGCGGCCAGGCAGGCAATCATCGATACCGCTGAAAAGGAATATCTTGAGCGGTGGGCAGCCATCTGGAAGGTGTTCCGAAAGGCTGCCGATTATTCGACTGGCGCGGCGCTGCTCACCGGGTCGGTCGGCCGCCCCGTTCCTGCCGGCACGATTCTCCAGCGGCAGGATGGCGTGCAGTATCGCGTCCTGGCTGACAGCACCTTCACCAGCACCACGCTGCAGGTGACTGTGGTAGCTGTGGAGGCGGGCGCCGCCGGCGACGCAACGACAGGCACTGCACTGTTTCTGCTTTCTCCTCTTGCCGGAGTGCAATCAACGGGTTCGGTCGCAACCGATATCGAGGGCGGGCTTGATGTAGAAACCGACCCGCAACTGCTCAGTCGACTGCTGAAGCGGATCCGACAGCCTCCTCACGGCGGTGCATCGTCCGATTACGAACTGTGGGCGCTGGAAGTCCCCGGTGTCACTCGTGTCTGGGTGTACCCGCTGCAAATGGGGTTGGGCACGGTCACGGTTCTGTTTGTGTGCGATGGAGAAACGAACATTATTCCAGGTGCCCCGAAGGTCGCAGAGGTTCAGGCCTATATCGACGAGCGTCGCCCGGTCACGGCTGAAGTGTTCGTCGCGGCACCGGTGGCTGACCCTCTCAACATGACAGTGAAGCTTTCTCCAAACACTGCCGCTGTTCAGGCTGCTGTCCGGGCAGAGGTCGCCGACTTGATTGTTCGCGATTCTGTTCCGGGTCAGCCGATTCTGATCAGTCGTTTGCGAGAAGCGGTATCGGTGGCGGCTGGCGAAGCCGACAACGCCATCACGTCTCCTACCACGGACGTTGCTCACGCAACGGGCCATATGGCGACCCCGGGAACCATCACCTTCTCCAGCTTTTAAGGAGGCGTAATGCCGACAGCTGCCGACTACCTGGAGCAGCTGAAAACGCTGCTTCCTCCAGGGCAGGCATTCCCAAGGGAAGCCGGTACCACCTTGCACGATCTATTGGACGGCATGTCGATTGAGCTCGCCCGCGTTGATGGCCGGGGCGAAACCCTCCCAATTGAAGCAAACCCGGCCAGCACGAACGAGCTACTGAGCGATTGGGAGCGTGTTGCAGGCCTGCCTGACAAGTGCTCTGGCGTTCTGGAAGAGACGCTGCAAGGTCGCAAGAACGCCTTGCTCGCGAAACTATCCAGCACTGGCGGCCAGTCGCCGGCCTACTTCATTGAGCTGGCCAGTGTCCTGGGGTACGACGTCACCATCGAGGAATTTAGGCCCTTTCGAGTTGGCCGGTCGCGTGCGGGTGACGCTCTGACAAATGGACCCTGGGCTTTCACATGGCTCATCAGAGCGCCCGAAGTGTCGGTAACCAGTTTCCGAGTAGGTCTATCCGCCGTTGGGGAAAGGTTGCGCACATGGGGCAATGACACCCTCGAATGCAAAATAAATCAATTGAAGCCCGCGCACACGATCGCGCTCTTCGCCTATGGAGAATAACGATGCATAGAATCGACGGATCAGGGGCAACTCCAGACCACCTGTTCACGGAAGGCGACCCGGTCGGCGGAATTGAAGCCACGGTTGTAACAGCAGCCTGGGCGAACGATGTTCAGGAAAACATCATGGCTATCTTGGCGGACAGTGCGATCAGCCCTACAAAAGGCCGCGCCAACGATCTGCTCGACGCTATCAAAAAAGCCATTCAATCAAGCGCACAGCTGCAACTGGGTACTGCGTTCACCACAGCGGGCACGGCCCCCGGCTTTACACTGACTCCATCTCCAGCCATTGCAGCGTATGCGGCCAAGCAGCGGTTTCGTGTGAAGTTCCACGCTGCGGGCGCCGGTTCCGACACGGTAAATATTTCGGGGCAAGGTCCGAAGAGTCTCAAGCAATACGATTCTACTGGTACGAAAGTCGCCGCGATTGTTGCCGCCAATCAACTCACGGATGTCGAATACGACGGCACTGATCTGGTTGTATTGGATCCTCTGCCAACCAGTGTTGCTCGTGGCTCTCAAAAGATTACTGCTGCTGGTGCTTTTACTTTCAACGTACCCCTTGGCGTGAGCCAAGTACTTATCTCCGGCTGCGCTGGTGGTGGCGGTGGTTCGGGGACACACACAACCTCGGGCTCGAACTGTGGCGGTGGTGGCGGTGGCGGGGCTGGTCAGCCAGCAATCAAGATTCCTTATGCGGTCACGCCCGGCGGAACAGTCAGTGGCGTTATTGGGACCGGCGGGGGCGGAGGCGTTGTCAGTGGCAACGGTAACGCCGGGACGTCTACCACTTTCGGAACTCTGACACTCGCGTTCGGTGCAGGTGGAACAATTCCCAACAGTCCAGGGGGCACTTCTGCGGGTGGGGCGGGTGGCGTTGGCTACCCTGGTGGCGGCTATGGTGCTGACGGTGGGGCCGGCGCAGGCGGAGCTAGCGGCGGGGTTGGCGCTTCGGGGCCTTATGGTGGCGGTGGTTGCCCGCCGCGCGGCAACGGAGGCACGTCGGTCGCCGGCGGCAATGCCTATGGATATGGTGCTGGCGGATCTGGTGCTGGCGGCGTGACTCAGGGTGTCACCGCGGGCGGTAGCCCCGGCGGTGCCGGCGCACCTGGTTTCCTCTTTATCGAATGGTGATCTAAATGACCAAGCAAGTTCTGTACGACGCGACCTATGGCTACATCATGCAGTGGCAGGATACTGAAGAGGCGGTGTATGACCCCCCTCAGCAGGGCGCAGCGTTGCAAGAGGTCACCACTGAACAGTGGGAAAACCAAAACGCTTACCGGTATGTAGTGGACGGTATTCTCGGGGATGTCGCGCCGCCACCGCCGCCGCCATCAAGGCAAGATGTGATTCAGTCGTACCGAGCCGAAACTCGGCGATTCCTGAATGACCAGGCCATGTCCATGGGGTTCGAGGGCATTGATTCCGCCGTGACTTATGCGGACGAACCTTCCTTTAAACAGTTTCAGGATGACGGTATCGCTCTGCGTAAGTGGCGCTCACTCGTGTGGAAGCACGCGACTGAACGAATAGCGGCTATCGGTGTGGTGACTTCCCCGATCCCCGCACTTGCTGATCTTGTGGCGTCGCTTCCTCCGTTCACCGCTTCCTAAACCGAAAATGCAGGGCCCGCCGGCCAATGAGCCGGTTTTTTTGTGTCCGGAGAAAACCATGATCGACATCTGCAAAGCGCTCGCACAGTGGGTCTTCCTGCTGGTGTCGAACTTGATTCTGGATCTGCTGGGGCTGTTCGTAGTGGCGACGGCGATTCCGTTTCGTGTGCCAGGCGTCAGTGGCAGCGACGGGCGCCCGATCGTCAACTTGCCGCGATGGGTCTGGCTGTTTGGCAACGACTATGACGGATTGCTCGGCGACAAGCGCGGATGGTGGGCAGCTAACACACCGTTTGGCTGGCCGGTCGACTCATTCAAGGCGATGTGGTGGTGGGCCGCGATTCGCAATCCGGTCAACAACATGCGGTTCGTCAAGTTCTGGCAGGCGCCAGTGGTTGGCAGCATGATCACCTACCGCGGCGACTACACCGTCGAGGACAGTCCAGGGCAAGCCGGTTGGCAGTTCGTGATTATCGAGAACGGCGGCCGGCACTGGTACGGCTTCTACTGGGTTCATCAGTGGAGCGCTACTCGGGCGTTCGTGGTGCGATTCGGCTTCAAGGTCAAGCCAAGCCACGCCGGAACGACTGAAGAGCCAAAGGGCATGACCACCAAGATCAATTTTTACAAGGCGCTTTGACATGCCAATCACACAGCAGCAGTTGCTGCAGATCCTCCCCAACGCCCGCAGCCAAGCGGGCGTTTTTGTGTCTGCCCTCGATGTGGCCATGGTTCGTTTTCAGATCATCGGGCCAAAACGCATGGCCGCGTTCGTTGCGCAAATTGGTCATGAGTCGGGGCAGCTGCAATTCGTTCGCGAGATCTGGGGGCCGACAGCGGCCCAGCGGCGATACGAGGGCAGGGCGGACCTGGGCAACACCGTGGCGGGCGACGGTTCCAAGTATCGAGGCCGCGGACTCATCCAAATCACTGGCCGGGCGAACTACGCGGAGTGCGGCGAAGCGCTGGGAATCGACCTGATCAATCACCCTGAGTTGCTGGAGCAGCCGCAGTACGCTTGCCTGTCGGCTGCCTGGTTCTGGGCGACGAGGGGGTTGAATACCCTGGCCGATGCCGGGGAGTTCAACACCATCACCCGGCGCATCAATGGCGGCCTGAACGGGCTCGCGGAGCGGCTGAATCTCTGGGCGAAGGCGCGCGAGGTGCTCGCATGATTCCGCTGTCGTGGCGAATCGGCGGCGCATTGGTTCTGATCGCGCTGCTGATGGCTGGCAGCAGCGCGGCGGCCTGGCAGTGGCAGGCGAACAGTTACGGAAAGCAGCTCGCCGAGCAGGCCAGGCTTCACGCTGATGACCTGTCCGCAATCAGCAATGCCGCCGCCATCCAGGTCCGTGCCGATCAGGAAAAGCGACTCGCGCTCGAGCAGCGGCTTGCGGCCAGCGACCAAACCCACCACAAGGAACTGAGCGATGCTCAAACCAACCAGGATCGCCTGCGCGATCGCCTTGCTACTGCTGATCTGCGGCTGTCAGTCCTTATCGACGCCACGGATCCAGCCAGTGGCTGTTCAGTGCCAGCCGGTACCGAAGCCGTCGGCGTGGTTCATGGAGGAGCGCGTGCCAGACTTGACCCGGCGCATGCTCAACGAATTGTCGCCATCACCGACGCCGGCGATCAGGGATTGATTGCGCTGAAGGCGTGTCAGGCTTACGTACGGGAGTTGAAGCATTAACTTCGAGCGGACAGCATGCGCATTAATTCGCAGAACGTTTGTATGGCTGGGGCAACCTGCACCCGTTACTTCTTGTGTTCTATGCGCTTCTGAATTGCTTGCAGTTGATCTCTGACTCCAATTTGTACCGTTGCAAACGACTGACCTCGAGTGGACACAAAAGTCGCTTTATGAGTGCTAGTAGCATGATCTACTGTTTCTTTTCCGGGTGCTTTAGTGGAGAAACCGTTGATAGTTTCTCCATGTATTTCATCACCCTCGTTTATAAGAGAATCTTCAGAAACTTTTGATGAGGTTTCGGCAAGCTCTTTGGTTATGGTGGCGAAACCATGAATGTTGAGCTTGAAGGTGTATACTAAGCCTTTCGTGTGTTTGCTTTTGATAGGTCCTTGCAGAGAAAATTTCCTGCATTGAAGCATCAGTGCATTTCCTTCCACAGAGTCACCAACGGCTGATGCCCTCATTCCAAAACCTCGATAAGTGAAGGGTGAGCGTCGATTAGGTGATGTGGCAAAAGCCCTAGTGCTTCTTGTATTGTATCTTCCGAGCAGTGAAGCATGTTGGCCAAATCTGAAGAGGTATAATCTAGAGTTGTCAGCTCTAATAAGCGGCCGATGACTGGTACTATCGCTAAAGGAGGTGTGTCTAACTCCTCGTAAGCTAATGCTTCTGCTACTTTGTCAAACTCATCAGCATCGATTTGTTCAAGCAGGTATGCTGCGTAGCTAGAGTTAAAGTCATTAATTTTGTGTTGCCAGTTAATAACGTCATTGAGTAGTCTGACATCGTCCTTCCATTCTGCTTGTAGCTGGAGGATTTTGGAGACAAAAGTCTGTGTTTCCATCGTAGTTATTTGAGTGACATTGGAGGATGTGGCACGAGAGACACGAGCCAGTACATCGAACCCGCCAATATTTGGCTGAGTTGTTAACTCCGTTGTTGTTACAGTTTTAAAAAAATCCGTCATGACAACCTCACGCCAGATCAAGAAGTTTGTATATTTCACCTGGGAAATAATTGTTCATTATTTCGATCATTTCGTCAGGACCATTGTTGGTGAATCCAGGTTCTGATGCTTTTGGTTTGGAGTTTAAATCAACCTTCACGCTTATTCCGATCTCAATAATAGGCAGGCTCATTATATCTATCGGGGTTCCAGCTGCAACTTGTACATGGCCGCCACGCTTCTCATAAACATCAGTTTCTATGTTGATGAAGTAGCCGGACTCGAGGAAGTAACCCGATTTCACAGAGCTGCTGGCGATTTCGCCAAATTTTGGCATTTTTAAGAATCGGCTGAAGATAAAATCACTTAGCTCGGATCGGGATGCAGTGGAAGGAAAGCTAATTGTAATAACTAAGGCATTTTCCTTAAGGTTTTCCTTTCCCTTGAAATGCTCAATCTTCTTATGCGCTTCCTTCACATTTTTTAGCACTGTGTCTAGTTGTGGGATTACACCCTTATCAGACGAGTCGAAGCCCAGCGATAGCTGCGATGCTAACTGGCTAATAACCATCTGTTTTCGCCCGGATTGAAAAATAAGCCGAGGTTGCGTCGGGTCGAAATCGTCGGGTAGGTTTGTCTGTTGAGATTGAGCAGATATAAACGAACTAAACGCTTCTTCCGCTTGTTCTTGTTTATATCGGATTCGCTTATCAAGCTCATTACTGGCTACGTATATAGCCTGAGAAATATAAGCTTTTTGCAAGTCGATCATCAAACAAGTTCCTGAAAATATTATGGGTTAGCTGTGTCTACATCTGACTCAGCTGTTCAGCTTTTAGCAAATCTAGACCCGATAGGCAGAATTTGCTAGCCGCATCCACGCACAGCCGCTCTGTATAGTCTCCACATTGATCATTTGCAAGACAAATCAGTAGGTTTGCGACGCGATGCTTAAAGTGGAGCATGTGCACGCTCAGTGCCTATGCTGTCTGTGATGAATCTGGTGTCATAACCAACACGACCACCAGCTTGGCGAACTCTTCATTTCGATCGCTTACGTCGTGGGCTCGCTCCACAAACTTTTTGCGGAGCCCGCATTTCAGTTTGTTAGCTTCATGATGCTGCCTCCAGCGCAACCTGATTTTCGTGGAGCTTGGAACGTAGAGGTGGAAGCAGATCGGAGTTTGCATCGCGAATCCTAAGACATGAAGGATCGTGGCGCCTAGCGGCAAGCTGGACCCTCAGGATGGAATTGCGTCGTACCAATTTTTGTTCCAGCTAAGCGTTTTCAAGGGGGTTTTAATGGCTTGAACACCCCCGTTGAATCCCTTTAAAACCCCTAGACCAAAACTCCAGCTAATCTGCACAACGTTTCATTACCCCATGGGTTATCCAGGCGACATGAGAACCGCGAGCGTCAGCTTGATGAACTCTTCATTCTTGTCGATGGTGGCCAGCGCGCCGCGAACGTTGTCGGCGACTTCTGCGGCGCCTCGCTGCTCAACCCAGTTGGACAGCTCCATGATGGCTGCCTCGAGCGCGAGTTGGTTTTCATTTATCTTGTAGAGAAGGGAAGGGAGCAAGTCAGAATTTGGCAATGGCGATTCCTCCGTAAAAGAGGAAAGCGTAGTCGCGACCACGAAGCTTGCGACTTTCCCCTACCTCCCTCGCGACTCGGTAATCTCCAAGCGCTTCGGTAATCCTGCGATCGTTTGGGACAAAGGTTTCATAAGCCCAGCCTACGTCGATCCGCCTCAATTCTTTCTAGCAGGGTGCCACCGGTAGTTCTTCTAACAAGCTTATCGGGCTCCAGATAACGCGAATTCGCATCCACGTAGTAATTGCGCCCATGCTTGACAGGTTGAGGGGTAATTCGGCCTTCGCGGGCCCATTTGCGAAGCGTATTGGGGCTTGGAGGCGTTCTGAAGTGGTCTGCAGCCCATTCTGCAAGGGTCAGTTTGCTCATGATCTCATCCGTGGCTAGGGCTTAGTAAATGACTGTCACTTCAGGCGGAGCTCAGGTTTTTTTCTCTGTTCGGTCTGGCCTCCAAGGCGGTTGATCACAACCGCACGCAGCACTTTGGGATGACCGTCACCGCCGACTGCGAAGCCGAATTGTTCTGCCTGTAGCCAATTGATTTGGGCGCTCGGCTTTCGGTAACCAGAGAGTTCAGCCACTTCTTCCTTAGTTAAGAACATCTTCATTACTTCAATGGTAGAGGGCTCGGTATCATAGGCTTTCGGTTTGCTAGTGGGCTCAGGGATGTCTGTAATTTCGGCTGTATCCTCTCTGCATTCTCGACCCATTCCTCATATCCCCTTACGTCAATCAGGATTCGATTGTCCGGTGCACGCCTCCAAACTCGACCTTCAGTCCAAGTTCCGTCAGCGATCTTCGATCTTATTGCGGCCTCTGTGTACCCCGATTCGCCGGAAAATTTCTTGACCGTCAAATAACGCATTTTTCGAACTCCACAGTTTGACCGTGCCCCCTTCGGACAACGTTCCGGTATCACGTTCTCCAATAACCTGGGGAGGGCGACATTCGTGTCTGCCATTCCTTCGTTAGCCGGCGAGCAACTTCAGTTCCTCGGCGACTGTACTCACGCTCTGGCTGGTAGGACCGTGGATCTACCGGGTTGGGAAGTGTGGACTGTATTCGATCGGCAGGAAGCCAAAAGGAGCGGAAGCAAATAAAAAGGTTCGAATGGTCATGTTCGCGCCCATGACCACCCTAGCCTTACATCCTTGTTAAAACAAAAGCAGCGATTAGCCCTAGTGCAACAGCGAGTACTGGGGCGGCGCCGTAGGTGCAGAGCACCCCGACGAAGCTGCCTAACGCCGCAAGGCGAAGGTGTAAAGCTGCTGAACCAGCCTGAATAGCAACACCCATAGGATGCCCTCCTCAAAGCTGTTCTCCCAGTCTCATAAAGCAGTTGGCAAGGAGGTTCAGACTATCTCTGCCTATTTCCTTTTTCCGCTCGCGCGGTGTTTCCAGGGAGGACGGCGGCAGCTACCCAACTGGCCGGTAGCAGCACGATAAGTCGCATCGTGTGGCTTATGTTCGGAAAACGGCGAAACATTATCACAGGATTTTGAGGATGTCATTTTGATGCGCTACGGCTTTTCAGGCACGCTACGCTGAATCGATCGGGAGGGATAACGTGACGACAGGGATATGCAAGCTGACTTTAAAGTCGGGAAAATTTGTAAAGTCTCACATGATTCCTCTGGCTTTTTCATCCCCAAGTGAGGGGTGCTATTTCATTGATGGGGCACCGGGAGGTCGTCCGACCAGGAGACCGACAAGTTGGTATGACCGCGAACTCGTCACTCGTGCAGGGGAGGATATTCTCGCTGATTTAGATAGTTTTGCTGCGGTTGAACTCCGTAAGGCTCGCTTAGTTTGGAGTGGATGGGGAAAAGAGGCGGAACTCAACGAGAACATAATTCCTTATCCGAACAGCGAAATGTTTGTTCGTATAGTTCCAAATACGGATGTTTTAAAGCTTAGGGTGTTTTTTCTCAGCTTGCTGTGGCGAGCAGCAGCATCCGACATGCGTCAATACTCAGGTATTAGCCTGCAAGAACGTGATTTGGAAAAACTCAGGTTGATGGTTCTGAATAAAAACCCATACCCTTTGAGTTTTCTTCCGATACACCTAACCCAATTGGTGACTCGAGGCGCGCGTCACAATCTTGGCCCAATGAAAATGACGACTCCATTAGACGCTGGCGCTGGAAATGGGCCGTTGGTGCTAAATAGCTACCGATTTTATTTTGATGGGTTGATAGCAAATATACATACAAATGTTTCTGAAAAGACTCACTCAGAGGCTTCCGCCATTTATGTAGGTGGTGATAGTTGTCTGATAGCAGTCTGCGTTAATTTTGAAGATTCATTTCAAGCTTCTAATATGACTCAGCATGGATATGAGGCTATTACGAATCACCCTGACACAATGCTAAAACTTCTCAGGTAATCTCGTACCACTTTTTGTACCATTCCAGTGTTTTTGAGGGGGTTTTAGGGGGATTAACACCCCCTGAAGCCCTTTAAAACCCCCGGACCAAAAACGCCAGCTAATCCGCACATAAAATCCTTACCGGTTTTTCCGTTGGGGAGGGTTAAGCCATACCGGCCAAAACGCCGGGTACTCAGAAACTGACCCGCCTCGGTTGTGGGAGTTTTAGATCGATCAGTTATAAGCAGGCATTGCCGGACGAATGGCGGCCACCTCAGAAATGCATAGAGCCGTGGCGGTAATTAATGATGGGATGCATACAAGTAGCTGCTTGGATGTGCCGTCGTTCGACCCGGTATTCGAATTATTCAAGGCCGACCAGGCTTCATAAACTGAGCGCCTCTTAACGCAATAAGGATATTGCTCATGCTGGATAAGACCTCAAAAACCACTCCCGTGGCGGTGCCATTGACACGGGAAAACTATCTGGAGGCGTTGCTGGAACACACCGGGGATCTGGACAAGGCCGAAGTGCTGCACGCGTGGATTCCGGCATGGTTGGCAACTGCAGATCTGAAGGTGGTTCAGGCTCTAAAGTCGGCCTTCGAGCAGGCCTTCCTGACTCAGGGCAAAGTCGCTACGGCACTCGAAAAACTCCAGCCACTGGATGAATTTTGCAAGGAGGAGATGACTGCCTTTTTCAAGCGCAAATGGACGGTCGATTTTGATGTCGAGCGGGACACGTTGGACATCACCACCAAAAAGTACGCGTCTACCGGGTTGGGCCCGTTCGGTTCCCTGGTGGAGGAAATCACCACCTCACGCAGCCTGCTTCATGTGGCCATGGAAAACTTCACTGCAGAGGAGGCGCGGGGCGGCGTACCTCCAATAGATGCTGTGATCAAAATCGACACGAAGGTTCAGCCCGATTCTGAAATCACCTTCAAAAAGCTGGCAACACTGTGTCGTGAGCTCGACCTCGGTGCGCGCTATCAACGCCATATCGTAGAAGCCCTGGCATTGCCGGCGAAACCCAAAGCAGGCGACCCCGTCGATACTCGGGCCTCCACTGCGGACATCCGGCAGTTGAAGGTGCTGAACATGCAAATTGCCCTGCACATGGCCAGCCTGAAACAGGACATCAGCCAATCCACTTACACGATGTTGCTGAGCGCACTCGAACAGGATCTGCCAGCGATTCACACCAAAAATGCGTTGTTCGATGGCGGCCCGATCCTTTGGCAAGGCCTGACAATGCATGACGCCTGTATCTGTGGGGTATTGATATTTACCAAGGTTTCCATCGATGCCGATTCGAAGGCCAAGTGTGTGGTTTACATGCCGAATGAACCGCGGCGACCGCTGTATGAATATGCCTCGCTGGAAGACTTCAAGGACTACCTCACCCTGCATTTTCAAAGTAACAGCTATCGAAAGTTCTTCGTCGAACAGTACCTGCACGGTCACGATAAAACCGATTTCTTTGCCGCGTTCGACAGTGGCAAAACGCTGGGCACGCTTATGGCCTCTCCCGCCGATACCTGCCTTGGCGATTTCTTCTTCAGCACCTTTGTCAGCAAGACCCAGAAAGACGCGCGAATCCTGGCTGTCCCGACCGAGGACGTCGATGAGCGGCAACGGCAGAAAACCCTTGAACTATTGCTCGATGCAGGTCTGCTGTTGGTGAACGCGGCGGCTTTTTTCGTGCCCGGCGTGGGGCAGCTGATGCTGGTGGCGGCGGTGGTCGACCTTATCAGCGAGGTCTATGAAGGCGTCGTCGACTGGACACATGGCGAGCGCACCGCGGCGTTGTCCCACTTGTTGAACGTCGTGGAGAACCTTGCGCAAATGGCGGCATTTGCAGTGGGCGGAAAAGTCGTTGCGACTGTCGGTAAAAGCCTGAAGGAACAGGTAGCGTTTTACGATGGGCTGGAGGCTGTCACCGGTGCAGATGGCAAAGCCAGGTTGTGGAAGCCCGATCTCGAACCCTACAAGCAAACCATGACACTGCCCGCCGACATTCAAGCGGATTCACAGGGGCTCTACCGGCATGCCGGGCTGACGTCGATCGTCATGGATGGCGCCTCTTATCGCGTCACCCAAAATGCCGAGGGAGCGGCATGGACGATTAATCATCCCGCACGGTCGGACGCCTTCCAGCCGGTGGTGGAACGAAACGTAGAAGGTGGCTGGCGGCACGGCTATGAGCACGCGCACGAGTGGCGCGACGGCGGCTACGCGCTGGAGCGGACGAGCCCGCGCCTCGGCGATCTGGGCATCGACCTCGAACCTTTTGCTGAAATCACCGATTTGTCGACCGACACCCTGCACCATCTGCATGAAAGCAACCTCAAGTTACCGCAGCGCCTGAACGACTGTGTCGAGCGCGTGAAGCTCGACGACTCAATCAGCCGGCTGATTGCCGCCATGGACGGGGGCGAGACGGCAAATACGGACTTCATTCAGGAACAACTGCACACCCTGCCAAGGCTGCCCGGCTGGCCGGTGGAGCGCTTCATTGAAGTGCGCGACGCCAAAAACCAGGTGGTGTCGCGCTTTCCCGAGAACGCACCGCACAACGATGACATCAACAGCGTGCACGTCAGCCAGGCGCAGCTGGATGCGGGTCAACTGCTCGACACCGTAGTCAGCGGCCTCTATCCGAAAGAAGTCGAGGCCATGATCGGCACTACGGCCACGGTCGAGGAGTCGAAAGCGCAGCTATTGGCAAAGAAGATCGCGGCGAGCCTCAAGTATGATCGTCAGGCGCTGCGCGAGTGGCTCTATAAAAGTTACGACGGCGTCGCGACCGGTGACGTTGCGACGCTGCGCGAGCAGGCGCCCGATCTGCCGAACCGGGTGTGTCAGGAGTTGCTGGACAATGCCTCTGGCCGCGACCGCAGTTTTCTGCATGACCGCAAGATCCTCGGCAACGATCTGGCCCGCCAGGTCCGCGAAGCGCAGGCCGTGATCAGGCAGGACCGGGCCATCACAGGTTTGCGTTTCCCGAATCTGGCCAACGCAGACACCGAAAAGCTGACGCTCGAACTGATGGATCGGGTGCAAGGCTGGGATGACAACTATCGGCTGGAAGTACGGCAGGACTCGGTGACCGGCACCTTGCTGCACAGCGTTGGAAAGGCAGATGCGTTGACGAGCGGGATCATCGTCAAGACGCCCACTGGTTTTCAGTTCACCCAGCGCATTGGTAACGTGAGTTCCACGTTGAAGAGCGACACGCTGGTTCAGTCGATACTGGATGCACTGCCTGCCACCCGCCGGAGTTCCATGGGGTTTACCGGCGACGATACGCTGGATACGGCGACGCTGCGGTCACGACTGTCGCGCGCCGCCACCGCTGACACCGAACGTACCGCACGGTTGCTGCGGGGGGAACGCAGTGAAACTGCGCAATACCTTTTTACCTGTGCGCAGGCAAGTCCTCCGGCGGCGAGTTCATATTCCCGGGGCTTGATCCGCAAAGTCCGGAAACTCTACCCGTTGTACACGGATGCCCAAGTCACGTCGTTTCTTGACGGGGCGGGCGGTACGCCGATTTTGCGCGCCAAGCGCATCAAGGAACTGGAGCAGCAGCTGAAAAAATTTCTCAACGTGCTGCGTACCTGGCGTGAAGACGAAATGGCCATGAAAAAGCTGCCGGGACCATTCAACGCTGTTCGTGCCAATCGTCGCCAGGTGGCCAATCTCCTCGAAAACTGTTGGCGTCGGGTACCGCATCCGCGATGGCCGCACAATAAGCCGTTTACAGAACTCCGGCTTCAAAGCAACCCGGCAGGTTCGTTGCCGACGC